GATGTTGCTTACTCACATCTTGTACTTGTGCAAAGTTTGGAAGAATTTTCAGAAAATTTCCTAGAGCTATTGACAAATACGGAATTTGTGGTAGAATGGGTATAACAGATTGAGAAAAGGAGAAATTATGAGCGAATGGCAACCTATTGAGACAGCGCCGAAGGATAAAAAAAATATTGGTCTGTCAAAAACGGAATTCAATAATTTCAACAGCACATGGTGTTGACGAGTATGGAAACTGGATAACAGGAGGAGGCCACATGGATTTTCTTGTTGGAGTTACACACTGGATGCCATTGCCTACGCCACCTAAAGAGGAAGACTAAAACTATGAAAATCACAGTAAAAGAATTGATGGAAGACATTCGTCGTCACACCATTCCAGTCGATGTTACAGGGTATAGTTACGGAGTATTTGATGACCTGATTCCACGTTACAAAGTTGGTCTGAACTATGATGAAGTTAGTGCCGAACCTATTGTCAGTATTGTTAACTTCTATCTGAACAAGAAACTAAAAGAAATCGAGAAGACTAAGGAAGTAGGTGAAATTGTACTTACCTCTACAGAAGATGGAGAACTTGTTGCTGTAACACGGCAAGACGAAGAGGGACGGATTCTTAAACTGATTTGGAGTAAGAAATGAACAACAAAGAATTGGAACAACTTGTAAAGAGTGTGGTTCAGGAGGAAGATTGGGGCGAGGTTTATGATGGAAACTGTTTTCATCTAACGCCTTCTGAACTCAAGAAACTTATAAAGTTGTGCTCAACCAAAGAAAATCAAAATAATAGAGCTTTGGCCTATAACGAAAATGAATAACATTTATACAGAAATTGACACCCTGCTTACACATCACATAGATGACCAATTTGAGATGTCGGAGCTTTCTGACAGTCCTCTACTCTCTTTGCGTGTTAAAGACGGAGTAGTTGGTGTACACTGGAGAGAAAGCTTGACAGGAAATGAAGTTGAAGAGATTATTGAGAAGTACAAGTTTCGTTCTCTACTTCCCTCTTTCAACATCAACTTCACAATTCTAGGCTATGTAGAGAACAAGGAATTCTTTTTGTTTGCTCTATTCCTTGAAGGAAAGCAGCATGAGCAGTCTCCTAAAGAACGCTCGCATTTCATGGAATTGTTCAACAGTAATAGAGAAGGAGTGAAGCTACGGCATGTTCCTGTTCTTCCTTTTGTGTTGTCCCTACCAGGAGCTAAGGCAGCTTTGGAAAACGGCAGTAAATACGAAGATGTTGCCAAGTACACCATCAAAGCTATGGTAGAATTGTGTGAAGGAACAAGCCCTATGACTGGACGACCACGAAAGGGGCTTGTTATGAAATCACTTAGTTCTACGTATGCTTTTAAATGCTACAGTGAAAGTGCAATGCTAGAAGGAGATTTGTAATGTCAAATGAAGAAATCATGGCTCTAGCTCAAGAGCATTGCTTGCACATCGACTTCTATCAAGGGATGGTGTATAAACCTCAACGAGAGCCTGAAAAGTCTTGGTGTTGGACAACAATGGAAAATGGGGTGTATGCAGCTATTACAGACTGTGTAGCGAAGGTGAAGAAAATGGAAGAAGAGTTGCTAAATATTGACGCTGCAACTTCTTCCTTGAACACTATTCGTAAGATGCATGAGGTTGGTGCTGCTACAATAGAAGATGTAGAGCGTGCAGAAGAGATTCTACGTAAAGTGTCTACTAACGTACCTAGTAAGGAGGTGTTTTGATGTTGAATCATATTCACGCTTTTGTCGAAGGTAGGACTTCTTTTCTAGATGGAAAGTCTTTGGAAGATAATCCATATCGTGAAGGGACATTTCTCTCACAACAGTGGATTCTTGGTTGGAATCAAGGTTTGATTATTAAAGAAGGAGATTAAAATGAGTATTGATATTAATGCTAAACTAATGTACGGACTTCCATATTGGGGTCTTGTTAAAAATCTACGGGAGGACTCTATTGAGTTGCTGAACGAGGAAATTTATGATGGTGAATGGGATACAGCAAGCCCTTACTATGATTCTGAGATCACATCTTGGTTTATTGGGTATGCGCTCTCAGACTTTGATTCTTCTCATCTCTCACACATGATTACAGAGATGAAAGATATGGACGAGAAATTTCAAAAACGATTTGGTGTTCGTGGCTATATTACAGCATGTGCTAATGTTACGTGAGGATGCTCTAATGAAGATGTTACATTATGATTTGCATAGTGCCTTTGATTCTGGAGAGCCACGCCATGCACAAACTGTGTTGAAAAGCATGGGAGTTACTTATCTCCACGCAGTCCCGCAGTCTATAGCAGATTGCTGGTGGTTTTATGGCCCACACAACCTGCCAGAACCTTTACCAGATTATATGAGTGTGCGAGAAGTTAATCCTATAGATCACGTAGGGTGGGGTTTGAGTGAAGAAGATGCAAAGTTTTTGTTGGAGAGGAATAAGAAATGGACATGACAATTTTTCTAATTGCGTATGCTATTGTGTATGTACTATGGCTTATTGCAATCTTTGTAATGGGAGAGACAGATAAGATTTTGCATATCACTTTCTTCTACGTGTTCTCTCCGTTGTTTGCTATTGCAGTGATGGTGATTACTCCAATTATGATCATTCTTAGTAAAGAAACTCGGCGTATTGCTAAGGAGAAGTATAATGAGTAGTGTAATTATTTTTATTCTTTACTGGATTGGCTGCTTTATGATGTATGCGCTTCTTGTTCATACGCGAAGCGTAGGTCATAACAACATTTTCACTGTTCTTTTGTACATGGTGACTTGGCCTGTGGGTTTTGTCGTTTGGTGTTTGAAAGGGCATAAGGATGAGTGAAGTTTTTCGTTATGTAATTGCACGAGAGGAAAGTGGTCATCTTATGACGTGGATGTTTATGAACAGTGAGATTCTAAAGGGAGACTTGCAGGATGCTTGCAATGATCTAGACTACGTTCGCGGTGCTACGAGAGAAAAGGGTTGGGAAATCTTTAAGGTGAGTTTGGAGAAGATTTGAAGGAGGTTTAATGGCTTTTCTTGAAAAACCCAATGGTTGGAAGCATTGGTTAAAACAGTCCGCTAGAATGTGCTTTCCGATGATGCAAGACTTCTATGGGTGCTGGGATGCTACAAAGGAATTTGTTGCAAAAGTAGGAGGAATGCTCTTAAAACTTATTGTAAGACTGTGTTTACTTGTGTCATTCCCAATCTCTATCCCACTGTTAACCTACATGTTCACTAAACAAAATAGACGTACAATGGAATACCGTGCGAATTGGTTAAGTACAGAGCAAGACGGATTTCCGCCTCAGTATACGAGGGAAGAGGTAGATAGGGTGTTGCGAGGTGAGTGTACGTTGGAACAATTGGAAAAAGAGCGTGAAGTTAAGTGGGCTAGTGGTTTGGTGGTAACAAAGGAGGAAAATTAAATATGGCACGACAAGCAGTGACACGAAAGAGTAAGGTAGAATCAGGTACAACTCGTACTATTAAGCCAAAGTTCGCAGAGCAACGTGAGGCAACTATTCAGGCGAAACCTTTGGTAGCTATGAATTCAAAGCAGAGAGAATACATTGCAACTTTGCAAGAAAAATCTGTGATTGTGGCGACAGGATACGCAGGAACCTCGAAGACATACATCCCTACGGTGATGGCGGCAGACTTATACAAAATGGGCAAGATTGACAAGATTATCATCACGCGCCCTGCGGTAAGTTCTAGCAAGAGTGTGGGCTATTTTAAGGGAACAGCTACAGAAAAGCTCGCGGTTTGGCTAAACTCTGTAATCCCCATCTTTAAAGAACGACTTGGTGCAGCAGGGTTGGAGATTGCTCTTGCATCTGGAGATATTGAGTTTGTACCGCTTGAAGTTATCAAGGGAATGTCGATTAATAATGCTTGGGTGTTGGCAGAAGAGTCTTCTGATTTGACTAAAGATGAGGTCATCAAACTTGTAACACGGATGGGTAAAAACTCAAAATTGGTTTTGAGTGGAGATATTAGGCAGGCCGAATTAAAAGGTGATCTGGGCTTGGCGTGGGTTGCTGAGTTTGTTAAACGGCACAATCTGGAGGAAAACTTCGGTTTTATAGATTTTAATGATGTCAATGACATTGTTCGTTCAGATGCTGTGCGTCAATTCATTGTTGCCCTTGTTCGGGATGAGAAGCGAAAGGATTAAGTATGGAAATTTTTAAGCAAATGCAAGGGAACAGTCCTGTACAACGTGTGACTATGAGCTTTGACCATATTCATATTACGTTTGATGAGCGTGGTATTGGTGGGGTATCACAGCACATGGAAGAAATTGAGGCTATGACGAATGCAGGAGAGAATGATACAATTATCCTGCATATGAGAGGCTGCCCTGGCGGCAGTATGGATACTTTGCTTGTTTTTGCCAACTTGCTAGTAACTACTACAGCTAGGACAATTGCTGTTATTGAGGGGTACAATGCCAGTGCTGCCACAATGCTTCCACTTCTATGTCAACACCACGAAGTAACGCCCTACGCTGGCTTCATGTGTCATACAGCACAGTCTGGTGAGTTCGGGGCTGTTGGAAATGTAGAGCGTGCTGCTGTATTCAATGCACAACGTTGCCACGAGTTTTTGGAAGACATCTATTCTGGTTTCTTTGAGCCAAATGAAATTCAAAAGCTGAAAGACGGGATTGAGATTTATTTGAATGCGGACGAGATTCAAGAGCGCCTGGAACGACGTGCAAGGGTGATGCAGTGTGATATTACAGAGGAATTTCCAGAGAACGCTTGCGGAATGTGTGAAGACTGCGAAGCGGAGAAGTTGGTGGCAATAGATGAGGTGGTGAAACCTACCCCTGTAAAGAAGACCCCTGCAAAGAAAGCTGCTCCCAAGAAGGAAGCTAAGAAAGAATAATTCTTGACTAAAGAAGCTGGACATTTGTTCCAGCTTTTATTTTGTGATAGAATTTCCAACATTGAACAACAAGGAGGAAAGATGTACGCTAACCGTAGTGGAAAGATCACAGTAGAACTTCATGAAAATTTGACAGCAACAGGATACATTGATGGGAAGAAAGTCTACAAGGGGAGTATCTTCAGAAAAGTGTCTGTAAAGACGCTAAATAGGGGGAAGTGGGATACTGAGGCTGAAGTTTTTCCTGTTGAAACAAAGGATGATCTATGGGATTTGAAATCCTCCCGAAAAGTCAAGTTTATGAATAATCCGTCTAAGGAGTTTTATAAGAAACATGCAGTGACACCATCACAGTTCTGTAAGGTGTTTAATGCTGCCGTATTTAAGTCGGCTATTGCCCCTTATATGGAATTTGCATCTTTGTATTTTCAAAGGAAGTCAAACATTCCCGGCAAATTTGCATCTGTTGTAAAAAATCATGACCTTCTTGTCCAAGCGGTGAAAGATGGTCAAAAGAATATTCTACCACTCCTTAATAAATATGGAAAGACCCCTCAAGAGCTTAAGAAAGAGATGGGTAAAGGGTTGTGGAAGAGGTTGTGTGCGAATACGTTACACCGTAACAAGTTGATTATCCTTTCACCTAGACCGGTATGTGAAGCTATTAACCTTGACAGCGGTGCATTGGAATTTGAAAATGGTGCAGAAGCGGCACACTGGGTTAGGAATACCTGTAAAATCCCTTACTCTAAAAAGGACTCCCGCGATTGGAAAGACTCTCAAACCCTGTTTACAGATACTAAATTCATGGCATTGCAAAACGATCAACCTTTTAATCCTGAATGGTCTAAATTGAAGATGCAGGAGAAACACAATGAATACATGGGTATTGTACATCGCGCCCAGGAAGCTCGTCGTAAGGAACAAGATGAAGCGTATCGTTTGAAGATGGAAAAGATTGAGAAAATTGATTTGTCAAAAGTTTACCCTCAAACCGAATTTGAATTAAATGGGGCTAAAGCTAAAATCTTAACGACTTATGAACAAATTAAACAAGAAGGTGTTGTTCAAAATCATTGCGTAGGAATTTACGCAGAGAGCGCCACTGTTGGACAGTATGCTGTTGTTCATATTTCTGGCGATGACGAAGAAACCACCTTGGGATTGTCTACGTCTGTAGGTGCGGCTGGTAAGATTGTGTTCAGCATTCAACAGCACTATGGAAAGTACAATTCAGGAGTTAGTAGTCAGGGTCACAAGGAGATTGCTGAGATTGTGGTAGAATATTTGAACAGCCTAAACTTGGAACGCAATCATTTTGAAAAGCTGTAAAAACAGAGGAACAGATTTATGAAGCAAGTGAAACGTGTATCCCCTTATGGTGAACTAGACTGGATTGCTCCCGAAGAGCGAGATCGGTATATTTATGTCTATAAGGTGGACTTTGAGGAAGAAGGATTTAAGTCACCCGCAGCGTGGTATGTCAACACGGCCTTCGGAGATAGATTGTATCTGAAGGCCCGCGACAGGAAGAAAGCGGAAGAGCTGGTGGTAAATTTCTTTGGTAGTGCGAAATATTCGCTAGTTGCAGATAAGGCAATTAATATTCGATAAGGAGAAGTAGATGACTGACTTTGTATTAATTTTCGTAAGTGGACTGGTTGTTGGTGCTGCCTGTGCAGGGTATACAGTAGCCAAAAGGGTGGACAATAATATGGAACGGTCTTGTCAAGGGACGCCTTGGATTATTGAAGAGTCCTTAATCACAAAAACTTTGACTTGTAAAGTGGAATTGAAGGAGAAGAAATGAAAAATCTAGCCATTGCTTGTGCCGTAGTAGTAGACTGTACAGACAAGAAAGGTAAGACGCTATGAACCATTCAGCACGTAGAGCAGCGTTTTCGTCGGTAGAGGAGACATGTCCTTATGTAGACGAAGCGTTTTCAAACATGGTTTACGACATAAAACGCATGACAATTGATGAGTTGGCTGGTGCAGAGTTTGACGAAGCTGTTGAAAAATGCGTTGACCTTGTGAAAGTACAAACTGTAGCTCTTCGTGATGCGCTGATATTTGCGTATGAAGAAAAAGAAGAGCTTACGGATGAGTTGAAAGACAAGATTTACTCCTTAGAACAGCGTATTCAAGAAATGGAGAACCAAATTGGCTAAAACTGATAAGTTGTATATGGACATTGCAAAACGTGTTGCACAAGAGTCTAAATGTCCACGAAAGAAAGTTGGGAGTTGACATATGGCATATCAAGATATTACAGGAATACGTTCTGGAAGATTAGTTGCTGTTTCTTACAGTCATAAGAGTGAAAATAATGGTCATCTGTGGAATTGCATTTGTGACTGCGGAAATAAGTCGGTCGTAGGAGAATCTCAGATTAAAGGAGGACACACACTGTCTTGTGGTTGTTTAAGAAGAGATCGGTCTAAAGAAGCTGCCACCCATGGGCTGTACGGAACTCCTATTTATAGACGATGGGCTTCGATGAAGCAGCGATGTGATAATCCTAAGACAACAAATTTTGAAATTTACGGAGGTAGAGGAATAACCTACGACCCCGCGTGGAAAGATTTTGATGCTTTCTATAGAGATATGTCAGAAGGTTTTAGAGATGATTTAGAATTAGACCGTATAGATGTAAATGGAAACTGCTGTAAAGAAAATTGCCGTTGGACAACCCACGAGGAAAATAATTACAACAAGACTATTCAATCGAATAATATTTCAGGAAAAACTGGAGTATCGTTCGATAAACGTTCTAGTAGATGGAGGAGCTACATTAATTTTAAAGGTAAGAGGATAGAGCTTGGGAAGTTCATTACCATTGAGATGGCAGTTCAGGCGCGAGAGGAAGCAGAAATTAAATATTATGGATACAACAGAGATTAAGTATAAACACAAACGAGCATACATGGAATGTGCTGAAGCTTTTGCTAAGTGCTCTGTCGGTAAGAGATTGACTGTAGGGACGGTGATTGTAAAAAATAACCGTATCATCTCTTGTGGGTATAATGCGCTACCAAAAGCAATTGACGGGCCTCTTGAGGACGAAAATAACGTCACCAAGGCTGAAGTCCGCCATAGTGAGAAAAGTGCGCTAATGGGGTTGATTCGATCTACTGAAAGTGCAGTTGGTGCTGTGATGTTCTGCACACATGCGTGCTGCAAACCGTGCTCTATTGACATCGTTGATGCGGGAATAACACACTTTATCTATAAACATGATTACCGTTGCAAGGAAGGGTTAGAATACTTGAAGAAGAACGGAGTAAAGGTGGAAAAGTTTGAAGAAAATATTAATGATGACCATCCTTGTAGTAGGGATTCTCCTAACAACGAACAAGAGTGTTGTTGAGGGGATTCCTACGGAATCCGGGGCCTCTTCTGATGACTACTACAAAGCCTTGTGCTTGAAGAGTTTGAAATGTAAGCTCTTGGCTGAAGGGGGCTACTATGAGGCGAGAGGGGAATCTGATGAAGGCGTGGCTGCTGTAATGTTTGTGATCCTCAACCGTGTGAAGCATCCTACGAGGTGGCCTTCTACTGTTGCAGAAGTTCTGTCGCAAAAGTTGCAATTTAGCTACAAGCATGATGGTCAGATGAAGAAAGGTTTTGCAGAGAAGGAACAGTACGATAGAATTCTTGTGATTGCCGCGAAAGTGGTTACTGGTGCAATAGACTCTCCAGTAGGAGAAGCTACACACTACCACACAACCAGCATCAAAGTTCCTAAGTGGGCTAAGAAGAAAAGAAAGGTGGCTACAATTGGAGAACATGTATTCTATGAATGAACAACTTACAATGGACGACATTAAGTTACATGATGTCTGGATGATGAAGTGTGGTACAATAGTTCAAATCACTGTACTGCATGGAGGTTACACAGACAAGCCGTTTCAAGTAAGGCGTGCAGGTAGTTTGCACAACTGGGCGATGAATTTTCATCGTTTGGATTACAAAATTTCTGAATAAAGGAGAGAATTATGGAATTTGCAATTTTTGTTTGGGTGGCTAGTGTGATTGGTAAATTGGCAGGTTTCTTTACTGGAGCTGCGATTTTGTTTGCAGCAGTGGTGGCAGTTGATATTATTTGTACAGCTAGCCATAATGGAGTGTACGATGAAAAGAAGAAGTATCCGTTTCAAAAGCGTTGGGGTAAGTGGTGTACATTTATCGCTGCATTTCTTATGCTAATCGCTTCTCTTCTTCCTTCTGAAAAGACAATGTATGTGATGGCTGGGGCATGGGCTGGGCAAAAGATGGTGGAATCTGAAGCAGCAGGGAAGGTGATGAAAATCATCAACCTGAAGTTGGATGAATATTTGCAAGAAGCAGAGAAAGAGTTGAAGAAATGAAACATACACTAACTGCGGTTGTCTATGACAAAAGAGGAAGACCTCTTTCGATTGGGCAGAATTCATACACACGTACTCACCCAAGACAGGCTGCTATTGCTGCTAAAGTAGGACTTCCTGAGAAGAAATTTGTGCATGCGGAATTTGTAGCCATTACAAAATGTAGAGACTTGAAGAAAGCACACAAGATTGTGATTACGAGGTATAATAAGCAAGGTGAGCCAGTGAACGCTAAACCTTGTCCGGTGTGTATGGAGCTTATCAGGATTAGTGGCATTAAAGAAATCGAACATACTTGAAAGGAGCACATGTGAAGGTGTATCTATGTTATGAGCAATATTTCGATGGGTGTGATTTTTGGCCTAAATTGCAGGTTGTTTTTGACACAGAAGATAAAGCATGGCGATGGGAGATTGAAAAAGGTATAGAGAACACCTGCGAGAATACTAGCTTTTACTATGAAGAATGGGAGGTTGAATAATGAAATTTGAAACAGAAGTGAAGCCAACTCCAAAGCAACTCGCAGAAGCTTTTTGGAATATGTACGATGATGAGCAAGTGGAGTTCTTTGCTGAACTTTTCAATGCTGCAGGTATGGGAGAAAGCTACTACAACTTTGAGTTGCAAGCATTCCATATCCACGATAAAATTCGTAGTACGGAAAATGAGGAAGCTAAAGAAGCGTTGATGTCTTTGGCTGCACCATTCTTCTATCACACACTCAACGACACTTATTGAAAGGACTGTATATGAAAGTATTTGTTTGGAAAAGTTATGGTGAACTAGATATTCGAGACATCTCGACTCAGGAGCAAAAGACATTACTGAAGATTGAGTTAGTTAAAGCTTTGCAGTCTGAAGGAGAGACAGATGTTGACGAATCCATGTCTCTTGGAGGTGTTATTGACTTGGTTTATGACCAACTAGGCAATAGTGATGTATTCGAGCATGGTACTGGTATTTATAAGGTGAAAGGATAAGTATGTACGAGAAGGTTACACTATACACAAAACAAGGTGTAAAATTCCGCCAATGGTCGGTTTGGACAGAAGGTGCTGAAGTTATTGTTGAACACGGTCAGTTGGACAGTAAGCTAACACAAAAGCGTTACACAGCAGAACCTAGGAATGTTGGCCGCGCCAATGCCACTACGGCAGAAGAGCAAGCTACACAAGAGGCTGAAGCTAAGGTTGTAAAGCAGCTCAAAAGCGGGTATTACCACACAATCGAAGAAGCAACAGAACATGTAGAATTCACGCCTATGAAAGCTCAGAATAGTGATGATTACAAGCACAAGCTAGTGTTTCCTTGCTATATTCAACCAAAGCTTAATGGTCAACGCTTGATGATTGATAAGAATGGTAATGCTTGGTCAAAACAAGGAGAACCGTTAGAACTCCCTGAGCACTGGAAAAACGTAAAAGAAATTGCAAAAACTTTTGGTGGGTTAGATGGGGAGATTTACGCAGGACTGGAAAATCGTGGTGGTTTGTCTCTTCAACAAATTATTTCTGCTTTTCGTAAACCAAACAAAGATACTCAAAAGCTAAAACTGTTTGTCTATGACCTACCACTTAACAATCTGACGTTTAATTTACGACAAGCAATTATGTTTCAAATAGAAGAAGAATATGATGTAAGTGATATTGTCATTGTAGCTCCAACAGTTGTGCAAAACTGGGAAGAGGCAGTGAGTATTGCGAAATCTTATGTTAAGCAAGGTTACGAAGGTGCAATCTTGCGGAACTTTGATGGGATGTACGAATTCGGTAAACGTTCTTACGATCTGCAGAAACTTAAGTTTCGATTGGATGCCGAGGCCGTTGTTGTGTCTGTGACACAAGACAAGAATGGTGACGGTGTTCTTCTGTGTCAAGCTATCAACGGTAAGCAAACTGGTGTACAATTCGAGTGTCTTATGCGTAAGGATGCTGATCCTAATATCAACTACCGGAAGTATTCTAATGCTTTGCTGTTGATTGGTAAAACGATCACATATGAGTATGAAGAGCTTTCAGACAAAGGTGTTCCGACGAAGCCTGTGGCAGTTAGTTTGCGGGAAATGGTTGGTAATGAAGGTCGTTATTAAGGAGGAAATATGCTGAAGTTTGAAAAAGTAAATATGGTGGATGTTGGTGATTGGGATGCGTTAGTTGAAGAAACTTATGGAAAGCCTTATAGCTTCCAACAACAAGATGGTTGTAAGCCAAGAGGAGTGGAGCACTTCAGTGTTCCGAATCATTATCCGTGGGACTATGAAAATGACACACTCCCTTATAAAATCAACGGGGAAGAAATGGGAGTGAGTTTTAAAGAATGGTTGTCAACAAACCCGACTGCTTATAAGGATATTTTCTGGGAGAGGAATTTTTACCTAGCACTAGAGATTCTTGCAGATGACCTATATCAGAGGGGTTTGATTCCAGAAGGTGAATATACAATTAACGTTGATTGGTAAGGAGGAAATGTATGAGTGGACGAAGACCGACACTATTAAAAGATGAGACAGGAAAGGTATATGGAAAGTGGACAGTCCTTCATCTAGACGAAGAATCTGATGTTAATACAAGGCATTGGGTCTGTAGATGTGAGTGCGGTACGGTTAAATCTGTTAGAGGACAAAGTTTAAGGGAGGGGAAAAACACTCAGTGCAAGGCATGCTGTTCAAAAGAACGTGCAGCGGCAAATGTAAAACACGGGGCACTGATTAAAGGAAAAGACAGGAAAACATTCTATTCCTATGAAGCAATGTTAGCGAGATGTTTTAGAGAGGATAACCTCAACTATGAGAACTACGGGGGTCGTGGAATAACAGTATGTGCCAGGTGGATGGAAGATGGTGGGAAAGGATATTTAAATTTTCACGAAGATATGGGAGAGCGCCCTAACAAACATGTTTTAGATCGAATAGATCCAAACAAAAATTATGAGCCCGATAATTGCAGATGGGTTACTGGCTCTGAAAGTTCTTACAATAGGAGACGGTCCAAAAATAATCTATCGGGACGTACTGGGGTTACGTGGAACAAAGCCAGAGAATTGTGGTTAGCTACAATTTATATTAACTACAAAACAATTCAACTAGGGGCTTTTGATAGTTTTGAAGATGCTGTGAAAGCCAGGGAAGAAGCAGAGATGAATTATTGGGGTTACACTAAAGAATGAAAGGAAATAATATGTCAAAAGACGGGATTGCCAAAATCCAAAACGTAGGGCAAGATGCTTCTGGTCAAACAGTGATCTACGTTCAAGGCACAAGTTCAGAAATTGCTGACACGAAGTTTTCAATGAAGATTCCAGATGGACCTTATGCTTTCTATAATCTGGAGGTAGCTAAGAAGCTAAAAGGTATGCAAGTAATTTTCACTTACTTGTCCACAAACGATGTTCGTGTGCCGCGTAGCATTACGTTTAAATCTGTGGTAGAGTAATTAGTCTAGTAGACTAATTTGTTTAATAAAGGAGAGAAGTATGTTGGATGAACTACTGATTAAGAAGTATGATTTGAAGAATCGGCTAGCACTTCTAAATTCTGAGTGGAAAGAACTCGAAGATGACCTTCGTTGGTTAAAAGAGGATTACGAAGAGCTTGAAGAAGAACTGGCCCGCGTTGAGCAAGAAATTCAGGAGGAAATGTAATGGCTAAAGTTTGGAAGAAGCTTACGGTAACTTTGACAAAAGAAATGACAGTAGGTGTAGATGAAGAGTGTCTGACGCCAGAGGCTCTGGAGTTGTTCTCCAATCATTTTTGGAGAGTCAGCGACCCAGATGAAATCTTTGATACAATCGGTGATCAGTATGTACGTAATGGTGCTAATTTCATCGAAGGTGTGGGTAAGGTTTCCAGTTGGAATCCAGAAATGCCTATCCAGATTATTGATGATTTCGAGGACACAGAAGTAGAGATTGCAGACGCTAAGGAGGAAATGTGATGTACGAGTTTGAGAAGGCTAAGATTAAGCAATCAATTGGTGTTGATGTCTATGACATGCTGAAAGACTTGAAGTGTGTTCTGGCAGGTGGAGCTATCACTTCTATCTTTACAGGGAAAGAAGTCTAGATAATGTCTAAGAGAGATATTGATGTAACAGGTCAAATCTTTTCTAGACTGACTGTAGTGGGAAGGGGTGCGCCATATTTCCCTCCGAGCGGACAAAAACCTATCCCAAGATGGATTTGTAATTGTGAATGTGGTAATACTGTAGAGGTTGGAATCTATCAACTCCTGTCTAAGCACACTGAATCTTGTGGTTGTTTGCGAAAAGAGATTGCAGATAAAAATAGGACTAAGCATGGGATGAAGCATTCACGAATTTATAACATCCATCAGAATATGTTGGCTAGGTGCAATAGAAAGAGCCTTCCTGCTTACGAGGATTACGGAGCTAGAGGAATAACTGTGTGCGATAGGTGGATGGAAGAGGCCCCAAGTGGATTTCTAAATTTCTTAGAAGATATGGGCGAGCCTACGAATGACTCATTAGAACTTGATAGAATTGATAACGAAAAAGGGTACTGCAAAGAAAATTGTAGGTGGACAAATAGGACAGAACAGTGCTATAACCAACGAAAGAGGAAAGACAACAAAACAGGGCGAACAGGAGTTTCTTGGAAAGAGTCTATAAATAAGTATCAAGTAGTTATTTCAAAAGATGGTAAGAACATCTATCTCGGGGTATACTCAAGCTTTGAACAAGCGTGTAAAGTGAGAGAAGAGGCTGAGATAGGTCTGTACGGATACGTAAAGGAGTAGAAAATGGAAACTATCGAAAATCAAAAGCGTGTAGCTAAGAAAATTCTGGAAAAGCTGTCTATCATTGATCCGTATGCCATTCTTGCTGGAGGTGCTCCTCGTGATTGGTATTTCAACGAAGAAGCTAAAGACCTGGATTTCTACTACTACACGCAAGAGCGTACAATGGGTGCAAGTAGTAAACAACTGGAATTCTTCTTCCCCAAGGTTATTCCTTCTTTGCAAGGAGATGGTGATTGGAAGCTATACGAACATATGCCTGGATTGAAGCGTGTTTGGAATACAACAATTGAAGGCATCCCTGTTCAATTCATTCAGATGGATTCAGAGGAAGCTCGGAGAAACGTTGTAGAGAACATGGACGTATCTATTTGCAAGATTTCAATGAATCGTTTTGAGACAACTTTGCACAAGGATTTCAAATTGACAGTTGGAAGCGGTAAAATGTTTTTGAAGGAAGGATATTCTTGGAACGACCCTCACCCTACAAAAATGATTGAGAAGTACAAAGAAAAGTTCGGGACAACGTATTCTCGTGAAAGTGCAGTGGACTGGATGATTGCTAAAGTGGTTTAATATGTACTACACAGAACTTCCTGAACTAGATGCTGCAAGATGGGAGGATAGTTTGGAAGCTCAACAAGACTTGTTTGAAAAGCTTTGTGAACAGAAAGCTACACTCCCTGAATACGACCCATTTACAATGGAACATTTGTACGAGTCTTTGTGCTACACTACAAAGGAACAAGACAAGAAAGTAGAAGAAGCTATGAGAGCTTTTGATAAGTCAAATAGTCTTGAAGATGCTTTCTTGTTAGCTTCTTTGTTAATTGGGTTGACAACATCTCTTCAAAACAATAGAATTGAAGAAGATGTGATTAAAGAAATGAAAGGAATGTAATGGAGGTAATTAAGTTCTTGCAGAGTAATGCAAATGATTTTTCAAAACTAACTCTAGCTTTTGGTATCAAAGTCAAAGACTATCCAGAACAAGGGATTGTGGTACTAAATTACGACCAGATTGAAAGCCCTAAAATGGACCCTGTTGTCGTAGAGTGTCGTGGCCTTATTCTGGATTACAATCTTAACGTACTCTGCCGACCTTTTGATCGCTTCTTCAACTACGGAGAAGCTTTTACAGATAAGATGGATTTGACAGGTTACACTTACCAACCCAAACTCGATGGTAGCCTTATTAAAGTTTACTGGCTGGGTGGTAGTTGGCGCATTGCAACCCGTGGTACAGCATTTGCAGAATCAGATGTTGGTGGATGGGGTATCACCTTTGAAGAATTAACTCTTCGTGCTCTAGGCTTCGATTCTTTGGTTATGTTTAGTGAAGCAATGGAAGACGAGGGTATGCCTCAGCACTACACGTGCCTTCTAGAGCTTACAGCAATGGAGAACAGGGTTGTAACATACTATTCAGAACCATCTGTCACACTATTGGCTGTAAGAAACAACCAATCAGGTGATTACGCCCCTGCTGAAAACTATGCTACATACTTTTGGAAAACAAACAGCGTAGTGTCTGGGTTGACCATTGAAGACATCATTCAAAAGGCAGACAGTTTGAAAAACCTTGAAGAAGGATTTGTAGGATATGACCAACAGGGTGTCCCTCGAATCAAGATCAAATCTGCTGCCTATGTGGCTGTCCACCACATCCGAGGAGAAGGATTGAATCCAAAACGGGTTGCAGAACTTGTGATTTCCGGAGAGGAAGAGGAATATTTGACCTACTTCCCAGAAGATCGTGATACAATCCTGCCATACTCGAATTCTTTGAGTAAACTTATCTCTGAGTTAGAAGTGGCTATGTTTAAAAACCACAAGATTAAAGATCAAAAAGAATTTGCATTAGCTATTAAAGATGTGTATAGTAAGTCTGTATTGTTTACCGCACGAAAGTTGAATATTCCGGTTGCAGAGGCATTTCATGGTGGTACAATGCAGGCTAAGGTAAAAGCATTGTTAGGTTATTCACAAAGGAGTTAAAATGAAGGCTGAGATTTTGATCGGTGTATCCGCCAGCGGAAAGACAACTTATGCAACAATGCTTGAGGGATACACAACTATCTCTCGTGATGACATTCGTTTTGGTATTGTTGCTAAGGGTAAGAACTGGACTAACTACAAGTTCTCTAAGGAGAATGAGAACAAGGTCACAGAGATTCAACAACAAATGATTGAAGATTGTGCCAAGCACGGAGAGAATGTCGTTATTGCTGATACAAATCTCAACCCTTCTGTCCGTCAAAAGGTGGTGGAAAAGCTTCGTGCTTGTGGCTATGAGGTTAGCTTTGTAATGTTCCAAGTCAGTAAAGCCGATTGCATTGAGCGAGATTCTTACCGTGGTGCATTCTCTGTTGGGGAAGATGTTATTGAAAAGCAATGGGAGAATTGGGAACGTACTGTACGAGGAATGAAGTCGGAGAAGAAGCGACTTGGTGTGAACGTTGTTTATTTGGAGAATTAAAATGAGTAAAATCTGGGTAACGAGTGATCTTCACATTAGTCATAGGAAAATCTGTGAATACACCGACCGTAAGCTGGTGGTATCTCAAGACCTGCACGACCAATGGCTTATTGATCTTTGGAATTCACAAGTTAGCAAGAACGACACTGTTATTCAATGCGGAGACTTTGTTTTCAATTGTCGTGATTTCAATAAGTGGCAATCTGTTGTAAATCAACTGAATGGAAAGATTATTCACATTGCTGGCAATCACGATTCACACGAAGTTCTGCGTAAGTCTAGACATGAGTGGTATGACCTGAAGACAAAGACATTCTCTGTCGGAGGTGTTAAACGACAGTTTGTATTCTGTCACTACGCTATGAGAGTGTGGCAAAATAGTCACCACGGTAGTATTCATTGCTTCGGACACAGCCATGGAGGGATCAAGGAGCAACACGGAAAGAGCCTTGATGTTGGGCTAGACAGCAGCTATAATTACTTTGGAAAACACAAGTTTTTCTCTTTGGAGGAGATTGTAGAAATTGCTGACCGACAGGGTGTTGCAACAGTAGATCATCACACAGAAAGGACACAATAATGAACAAACACAAACAACGAGGATATTTACCAGACTTAACATCATTCTTTATTTTCTTGATTCTTGCAGGAGTGGTGATTGGTGTGGTATTATCTTTTGGTGTCCCATTCCTATGGGAACTCATCAAGCCACTTATTCACGCAGCGACAGCATGACTTGGTTCTTTTTCTTTGTTTTCTCCATAACTGCACTAAACAGTATTATAATCTGGGGACTGCTAAAGAAAGCTGGATTTGAAGACACAAATATACTTCTTGTATCTGGGTTGTGCTTGCTTTCAGCTTGTTTGATGTATAATTCTGCTACAGGAGGAAATCAGAAAAATGTATTTGAAATACGACAAGAACACACAAGGAACTGACTACTGTGTAGGTGATTTGCACGGTTGTATCGATCGTCTGTATGACTTTCTTGCAGCGTTAGATTTCAATCCTAAGAAAGATCGTCTGTTCTCAGTGGGCGACCTAGTTGACAGAGGCCCAGACTCGGAACAAATCCTTTCGTTGCTGGAAGAAGATTGGTTTCACCCCGTCCTAGGCAACCACGAACAGATGGTGATTGAGGCTTACGAAGATGTTGCTGGAAGTGCAGAAGATTGCCTATTCCAGAACGGTGGTGCTTGGTGGTTTGGGCAACCACAGTCTTTTCAAGACGAAGTTGCTTGGGCTTTCCGTTCTTTGCCAGTAATGATTGAAGTTCCTGTAGGGGATAAAACATTTGGTATCATCCACTCTGATGTACTAGGAAATAGCTGGACTACGACCAGAGAAGAGTTGTGCTATAATAACTACTCCACAAAGAACTATGTCCTGTGGAACAGAGCACGACAAATGGATGAGTGGGTGAGTGTAGTGGAAGATGTAGATTGTCTACTTGTTGGGCATACACCAGTAGAACATGCTGCAATGCTTGGAAATGTGGTAAACTTGGATACAGGTGCTGTGTTTAAAGGTAAGTTTCCTGAGCACGAAGATGGGCTAACTATTTTAAACATGAATGACTTTGAATTTTACAAGGAGAGTGATTATGTCTAACCAAATCAATATGTCTAACATGCAAGCTAAGAAAATTGTTGTGCAAGGAAAGAAAGGAAGCTATAGTATTCCTGTGAAGGCGCTGATGTTATCTAAAGTAAAGCAACAGTATTTATACGAGGAGTATTGGAAGTAATGGAACTACTATCCCTCATCCTAAGCTCTTTCTGGGCTTTTGTAGGAACAATTATCCTGATCTACGCCATTGGTGATTCCATTGGCTACATCGTAAAACAATTTAAGAAGGAAACTAAATAATGAACTGCTCTACTTGGAATGCTATGGTGAATTCTGCTGAAATCGACTTCGACACATATACATTGGCAGATGCTATTGACTATGCTGAATTCATTGAAGATGTTAATAGTTGGGAAGAGGAGGACTAATGAAAATTCTTGTAGGCAGTAGTGCTGCTAAAGTACATCTGCCATTTTTACGAGAAGCAAAAGACATAGACGCATGGTGTAGAGAGAAAATTTTGGGTGTAGATTATTCAGTGATGCCTCCTGAAATCTTTAGACTAATGGAACACGATAGTCTGGTGAATAGGTGTGCATCTTTGAACGACCTGCTTACAATCAAACTATCTCACCTACCTTACGACATCTTTTGGCACAAGCACTTAAATGACTATCTTGTTTTTAAGAAGCATGGTGCTACGGTAAACAAAAAGTTGTACGAGTATTTACAGGAATATTGGAAAGAGGTTCATGGAAATAAGACAAACCTATCTCTTTACAAAACAAAGGATGTGTTTTTCGATGACTTTGTGAAGAAAGAGTACGATCACGACTACTTACATGAGCTTGTTGCTTTTCCGCACAACCCGGTATACTCTGTGTGCCTTAAAGACGGACAAGATGTTATGATTGACAAGGAAAAATTCTTTTCTCTGCCTTTTGAACAACAAGTCAAAATGTTTAGGGAAGAAGTTAATGTAATTGCTTGTGAACGGTGGTTGATTCCAACAAGGGACACGAGTAAAATTACTTTCCGAGAGGCTTACTCAAAGTCTCTGCACAAGACGGTGACAGCTCTGACTAAAGGATGGGCTTCAAGGTTTATGTGTGAAAATATTGAGTTGTTCCTCAAACCAAACCGCAAGGAAGTGGAACATTTGTTTTGTGTTGTAGGTATTAATGTTTAAAGGAGAAAATTATGGCAAAGCGTATTGGTAGTATTGAGCAATTTCTGGAAGATGTGGTTCGTGGGGTACAACGTAAGAGTTGGATACCGGAGGAAGGTAGTCCTGTAGAAGACACCTGTGAGTTCCTTATGGGCTTCGAGGATGGCGATTATGTCATGAACGGTGTTGACATGAAGCATATTGAACAAGACGGTGGTGGAGAAGGTGGCGCCGAACATTGTGAGACTGTGGTTCAAGTTGGTGAGAAATATTACAAGATTGTATATTCTTACTATTCCTATGACGGTTATAACTACGATCATGCAGATGTGTATGAAGTAGTCCCTGCTGAACGTCTAGTAACTTTCTACAAGTGAGGACTAAATGCAATTTACCTATGAAGAAGCCTTGAAAGAGGTGATGTTGTTTGTTGACAGCAATACCAGTGCTTAGAATAGCTACAAGATGTCTTGTGTAATGGCTGTTCTCCTTGAAGGCGATACCTCTCTAGAAGAAGAGCGTGAAAATATCTATCAAGACGGGTACGATGATGGATACAGTCGAGGTCTTCGGGATGTAGACGAAGCTGCTGAAGATGCCTATCAAGAAGGCTATGAGGCTGGACTAGCTCAAGCACACAACAACGAATAATAAACACAAGCTCCTGTCAAGAATTGTCTTGCGGGAGCTTTTCGTTTATAATTTGGTTTTGAATAAAGGAGAAATGATGATTTCACAAATTAAGGTGCAAGAGATTCCTAACTTCGTTGAGAAGTTAAAAGATGCACTACAAGCTAACAGGGATGAGTTGTCATATATTGAATACAAAGTGTGGAAACGTCACAACAGACTGGAGTTGCTTTGGAACAAATATTTTGGGAACTACATTGAAGCAACGGTGGATAGTGTAGAATATGCAGCAGCTAATAGCCTGTGGGCTGTGGCGCAGAGATACTACTTAGAACAAGATATTAAGGAGCAAGAGAATCTGTTGATGAGATTGGAATATGCCTTAGCAACAGATTCTTTCATAATGCTCGAAGATAGTGATTACGAATTACTAGAAAGGGACTAGAACAATGTTTGATAAGCACACTCTGCCCTATGGATGGGAAGTTAAAGATGAACAAAAGTATTTGGTGTTTGTGGAACAACGGTTTGGAACTCATATTTGCAGGGAACACTTAGATGAGCTTTATGAGTATAGTCTAAGAAATTCTTGGAAGATTCTTACGGGTTCGACAACAGAGGTTGTATTGAGGAAGGTAGATTGAAGTGAGTGTTGAGCTACAAGCAGGGTACAGTTATTGTCGTAAAGGACATGAGCTATACATTAAGAGTCCTCAAGGTAAGGAAGTTGTGAAGTGTGTTATGGCTTCTATTGCTGATGAGCGTGTTAGACAATTCATGCTCAGTTTGACAGAAGGACAATTGAAAGACATGTTTAAAGGGAAGTGGAATGAGTAAAGTAATTATTGATTTGAATGAGTTTGTACATCTCAAAGGAGAATCTGTGTACAACCATAACTACTACAAACATAAAGAGTTTGGCTACACTATTCTGATAGAATGTAGTGAAGAGTTTCAAACACTACATTTCTATAAAGTTGAAAGTGGTGGAAGGGTGTTCCTGTTCTCATGCCAGTGTTTCACAGGGTATGAGGAAGAGGATGTCTATGAAGGTGATCTTGGATTCTTTTGGAGTTGATCATGAATGATATTCAGAAACAAGTGTTAGAATACATGAAGACTGTTTGCGACCAAGAAGATGTATATTTCCTTGAAGCTTGGAAAGCCGTGGAGCTATATGTTCTGGATGCACTGAGTGATTAAAAACAAGCCTCTTTAACAGGAGGCTATTTGTGTTTATTGAAAGGAGTAGAGAATGGAAGTCTACCTAGAACACCTGTCTAAATCTATGTCTGAAATTACTCAGACTATGAACACCTTAAAGAAATCTAAGGTGTATGATGAAGTATTACTGGCTCACTTACAAGAGATACATAGAACTCTTGTGTACACTTGTCGTGACATTGGAGAGCAGAGACATCATTATTTTTCTGGAAAATTAGCAAAAGAGATTAAGGATAGAAAAGTGAAGAACGCTTTTGGAGGTAAGGTCGTTTAAAGATAGTTATCAAATCCCACCCCCACAATTTTAGAAACCACTAGCAGCCCTTGAGGCTGCTTTTTCTTTGCCTAAAATATCTGCCCACTATTTCTTTTGTTTTCTATTTGCCCGGATATTTAGTAAAGGTGTCTCTTCTGTGCTTTATCAATCTTGTGGCTCTATAGGAAAGGGGTCTAGCACCTAACCAGCCCGACCCCTGACATAATCCTACGATTCACGAATATCTAAGAGCTTGAACAATCCCCTAGATGCTGGAGATAATCAGGTGGGCATTAACTGCTACTCTCAGCTATGCCATGGATAATCATTCGATAATCTGAGCCATTAGATTTTGATTAAATGCTTTTGAATAAGCAGGGAAACCTGCGGCTGTTTCAATAAGCTATCTCTATCCCTTGTGAATAGTGGATAGTCTGTAGCTAATAAACTACCCTCTATTTAACATAATGATGGTTGTATTTATTTGACTAGCTACTCATAGCTAATTAGGAGGCTGAAGACTGGCTCCCCATCAGGCATAGCCTGATACATTGTCAGCCTCATATATTGAGCCTATGGCTCATTATTTGTCCATAGCTTAATAAGCTATGTCCTACAGATAATAATCACAATAATGCATTCGGATTAATAAATAATCCTCACACATTAACATTCGAGAATTGATCGCTTTTTAAGCTCTCATTCTCTCATTTTGTGTAAATTAATGACCCACTGGTCATTATATAATTTTATATAGTGTTGTGCTCCGGCGTAGCCCACCCACATACGTGTGTGTCCTCCTTGTCGCGTTAATTTTCAGCCTTTGGCTGTATATAGGCTTACATATTCCCCATATGCAAGCCATTGACCTATAAGGCTTTTGATTGTCTTTAGAAGCTCTAGAGATAGTCCTCTAGAAAGCCCTAGAAACCTTTTAAATTGATTGGGTAAGGGGTAGGCTAGGGATTGGGAAATTCTTCGTTATAGGGCCTTCTAGCCCTATTGTTAGCTATTTATTGTTTTATTCTTTTGTTATTGTTCTTTATTTATTTTTGTTATGTTTACTGTATTCTACCAGAATTTGGGATTGATTGAATTTAGCTATGAATAGGACAAAAGAAAAAGCCCCGGAGGGCTTTTAGGTTTAGTGTTTCTCTAACTCTGCTAGGCATGCCTGCTTCAATTGGTCGTAGATTTTCTTGTTGTCTTTTGTAAGCATGCACAGCCCATCTGTGTAGTCGCTGAAGAATGAAAACTTTACACCATCAGGACATACTTGTGCTGTCATGCGGTGATGTTCACCTTCTGCAACAACGCGGGCGTGTACTACGTGACGACCTGCTTTAAAAGATGGTGTGTAAGTTACTTTCATTTTATTCCCCTAAGTTTCCCCTGCACTATTGCAAGGTATGGCTAGAGTATAACACAGTTTTTCCACACAAAGCAAAGAACCTCAAAGAAAATTAATTCTATCGAGGCTTGTTTTCTATAGCTTTTGACTATTAGCTATTGCTCAGTGTGATGGGTGGTGAGGGTTCCCACTCTTCAAACTTTTCATATTGAGCCATCTTTATTCCTCTTCAATTTCTCTAGGTTTTGCTGATTTTTGCTTATCAATTAAACTGCACGCCCTGGCGCTCCATGGTTTCCACAAAATCGCCCAGGGATTGCACGCGATAACGGCCACGCCAATAGATTACCGTGGGCGCGTAGGCGTCTCCAGTGTTTAGATAATCGGCAAACTCGCCGTTTGTAGTTTGCACAGCCTCTACACCATGCAAGCCGCTATCACATGCGTTCAAAACGTGTAAGCGCAGGTCGTAAGTTTTGGGGGCATGGTAGCATTCTTTATAGCGTGCTGCACCTGCTTCGGTTTCCGATAGCTGGACACGGCTCATCTCAAAAATAGCTCGGGCTTTCTTCGGATCGCTAAAAACGGTCGATATGGTTTTGATGCTGGGTTTTTGAACATGGTGGGTTTTCCTTATTTAGCTAGTTGCAAGAGAAGATCAATCAAAATAAATACAGCCATTATTATTCCTTTTTTATAAAGAGTTCTGAGGTGTTAACCACGCCTCTATGCTCTTCTAACATTTGCCACACAAGACTAACAGGTACATAGGGGTAAACTGTCCCGGTCAAATTCTCTCCGTCTTCTGCATATTCCGCTACATAATCCGGGGGCGGTGAGCTAGGGAAACCAAGTTCAACTTTTGTATACTTGTCTGCATTATCTATGCGAGGCCAGCAATAATGGAATGCTGAAGCCTGAACAGATACAGAAAAACCATCATTACACACAATTCGATTACGATTAGTCATTTATTTCCCCTTATGCAAAATTAGATTGTTGCTTACGTACCACTACAGACAAAACTTCTTTTGTCCGATAGCTAAACATGCATGCATCAGCATAAGTAGCCGCCATCCATTCTAACGCATCTTTTCGCGTCATGCAATAGAAATATTTTTGACTATCGCTGTGGTAAACAAGAAACCCGAAACCCATAGCTTTTGCAATTCGCACAATGTCCTTCTTTGTTGTGCCAGCAATTGCCACCAACGTGACAATAAACGCAAAGCATGCTGCAGCATGGATCAGGGTGGAAACAATGAATTCTGCCATTTGAAAACCTCAGTTTGTTTGTTGATGGCTCAATTCTAGCATGAAAATTCAGAGAAAAGAAAAGCCCCAGTAAATTGTGGGGGCTTTTAAATTTCCTATCGATTTTGACCTATCAATCAATCAAAACAATGTCACCGCATGCTGCGCGGAACAGGGCTAATTCTTTCGCTTGTTCTATTGTAATCTCCTCCCCTTCATCGGCGTATTGTTCTATGAGAATTTCAGCGTACTCTGCAACTGTATATTCAGGCATTTGATTAATCCTTTGGTTTATTTGTCCAGCATGTAAGCGAATAGCGGAGCAGTAAACAATACCGCCACAATGGCACATTGCAAAAGCTCAATAATTAGGGTTTTCAGTTTGTAGGACATTTTTATACCTTCTTTCTCTGATTTTTCCAGAAATCAAGCTCACCTAATAGCATTTGACCAACTGGCGAAGAGCGATCAAAGCCTTTTAACGTGCTTTTTAGGTTTTCTATGCGCTCATCAATTGAGATCGAAGCTGTGCCGTATTTCTTCAAACTCTCCCGGCCTTCTTTAATCCCCATTATATACTCTTGTGTCACGCTTTGCATGTTTTACCCTGATAGTCTATTGATGCCGAAATTTTACCACAAAATTTAAGGCTTTGTGCGTTACTTACCATTCTTGCAGGCCATAACAATAAGCACAACAATTGCCGCACAAGAGAATAGAATGTTCAACATCGGGACAAACCCTAGAATGCACATCACCAAGCCTAGGGCAATGTTACGATGCACCTTGTCTGTAAAGAAGAAAATCCCAGTGAGAATACAGACAATCAGCGGGACAGTGTAAAAGAAAAACATTTTCATATCTCCTTGGTTAAAGTTTTCTTATTCTAGCACGCTTTTACAAACATGCTAGATAAAAATTCTCTATCGACTTTCCCTTATTTCCAAATTTTTTCTATTGCTTTTGGTTCTGTAGATTCTACATTGCCTGCAGCCCCGTGCCAGCCGTACATATAACCAACAATCCAGCCAAAGCCCATCCCGCATAAGAACAAAAAGAAAAACATTGTTTAGCTCCAATTCCTTTTTTGTTCCCGGCGTTCTTTTCGTTGTTTTTGTTCTTGAATCTTTTTGCGCTTCTCTTGCTTGTTTTCGTAAAATTTCATTTTTAACCCCAGTTTGTAAACATCTGATGATGCGGGAAAATATAAAGCATTGTAGTTTTATTGCATGGGGTGAGATTTCCGAATTCATCCATTACAGCAAAACATGCGCGCATGGGTGTATTGTATTCATTTAGAAAATGAGGCATTTTCTTATTCCTTAAATGGGCTATATTTCAAGCCCTTATTAAATCCCATCCTAAACTCAAAAAGCTTGCCAAATAATTAGATTCTCTTCGCAAACTACTACGCTAGTATTCTCTTGCAAATAATTCTCAATTGCTTCTAGCTTTTCGTCGTCGTCCATCTCCTCCCATTCCTCTGCACCAATGTCGGAATAAATCCCGTATTCTTGCCACCAGTCTTCTGCGGATTCTGCCATGCTGTAGTCGCAGCAAATGCCCACAATATCAACCTCAATATCTTCCCCAATGTCTTCGCTCAGGTTTTCCAAGTATTCTCCAATAGCGTTCCAGCCATTGTAGCCGAAATTGTGCCCACGATCCATGCGGCAAGCCATATGATACAAGTCAGAAGAGGAGATTTTTTCGATCAGTGCCATTTTATTTCCTACTGTGTAGGCCGTTTGTTGAAGGTGAATAAATTCTAACAAGGGAATTTTGTTTTGTCAAATTCCCCCATTTTGTGGGGATTATACGGGGGTGTCGGTTTCGTTATCCACTAGCACAGCGTGCAAACAGGGGTACAACGCGTTAAAATCCTCCGCATGCCCTTCTGCTATGGCTTTTGTTGCCCAAAAACTACGTCCTTTGTGCGACATATAAGAGTGAAACTTCATATCATGTTTCGTGAAAATCTTGATAGCGTACAACATATAAGACCCTTTTTGATTTATTGCAAGCCTCAGCCAAGGATTTTAACAGCCCAGCGGCTGCCGATAGTGTCTGCGCCCAGGTCAAAAACTTTACGGCCAGACTTCGCGGCAAATGTACGGGCTTTGGAGCGTGTAGAGAATTTCAGCATGCTGTGCATCCTTGTGTGCGGTTAAGATGGTTTCATTCTATCACAATTTTAACGCTTCAAACTTCGCCACTGAGAAAAATTTCTTTTCTTGAATCAACCCCGGCACAGCCTTTGAGAGGGTCAATCCGTTCCGTCGTTTGTTACGTTGGGTTCAACTATACCGGAAAAATCCACGCCGTAAACAAAAGATTTTCTATCAGGTTTCCACGATTGATAGGAATTAGCTATTGTATGGATAAATAAAAAGCGCCACCAGTGGGGCGCTTGTTTATTATCACTCTGATCTTAGTGCAGCCCTGCATAGTAATGCGTAAAAATAGCGCGCTGTCGATCCGTTCGCTGTTTTTGGTTTGCGGTAGCCGTATTCCTTGGACGCAATCAAAATTCTATCCACTATTTCAGACGGGAGGGTATGAAAATCAGCGTGTAAAGGTATCTGATTGTTTGTAGCTATTTGCTTTGCAGTGTATGGGTGCATGGTAAACCTTAATTCTGCATAGCGCCCTGTGCGATGCATTGCCTAAATTATAACCACAAATTCTAGCATCTCTCAATTGAAATTTTCTATTAACTCAATAGTTATAATCAATCAAGAATGTCCTGATTTTATGGCTATAATCGGTCCCAGTGGCTCGGATTATCTCCAGATTATCTCCAGGCCGTCTGCTCAATTTTTAGGCAGCGGCTGCGGCTTTTTCTCGCCTGCTTGGCGCTATGCTCGGCCCGGCGCTCATTTTGCCGCGTTTGGCCCAGTGTATTTTCTCGGTCGCCAAGTGCTGTGCGATCTAGAAATTTCGCCCGCGATGTATAAAATTTTTGGCCTAGTGAGCTGCTATATTACTTTCGTTCGCTATGTATGGAATTCTACTTGAAGCGTCAGCGAGCTATTGAGCTTTCGAGGCAGAGCGAGACAACGACAAGTCTTATATCATATAAACCCCTAGTACCCTGGGAGATACTGCGGCTGTACGGCCTTGTAGCGCTTTAAATAGTATAAGTAATACTTAGCCCTACCCCAAGCCCTGTTGAGCGTTTCTAGGGCGTAATAAAGCCCTCTAAAGCTATTATGCAATAGATGGCTAAAATTTGTATGCAAAATTTTTGAAAACGTCAGCCACCAACTCACGCAATATCTGAGGGTTCAAATATTCAGTAGTTTAAATATTTCCTTAGTCCCAAGTGCGGTGAACCTCTGCTACCCACTCAACTCCATCATACTCTCCAATTGTCCATTCCACATCATCAGGAATCTCTACTACTTTTAGTTCAGAAAGTCCTCCATTGGCTGCTTCTCCCAACTCTTCCACACATTTCACAAGTTGTGCGTTTGATCGGTCGTCATTGAAACAGCACCCATAATTATCCCACTCAATACCTAAGTAGTTATAAGCTTTCTCCGACAAACCATATCCACCATAACACTTATTGATAACAACTTTCATTTAATATTTCCTTTCATAAACTCAACAATCTCCCACTCCTTCACCTTCTTAGCCTTCCGCTTCAAGAACATGCTTTGAATGTCACTGCTAATTGTACTAGCTTTATCAGCTTTGTAAAGACTAACTTTGAATCCTAGCCGATGTAAAACATCTGGCTTTTTCATCCACTCTTTCAAAGCATTCCGAGTAGGAGCACCAAACCTGTAATCTTCTACCCAGATTTTACGCAGAACATCTCGATCAATTCCTTTATCAAACTTTGGAGGCGGAAGATCACAGTTGATTGAATCTTCTAGTCTGCAATCCTCTTCTGTAGGGTAGTATTGAAAAGGCCCTCTACCTCGCTTTTCAATGCGATAAACACTAATGTATTCTTTCTTTGAAGAAGACCTCTTCATGTTCTCTCCTATTAGAAACTATCTCCAGAAACACTCTTTTGCTTACGAATCGCTTGTTGCAATTCTACTAGCTTTGCTAGACGTTGTTTAGCATGCTTTGTCTTGTTCCGGTAGAATGTATCATAGCGATTATCAAGATAGTCTTGGTGTGCATAATATTTCTGCCACTCAGCAGCTTTAATCCAAGCTGTCACCACCTTCTCCATCTTTTGAAGATAGTTGTCAGGAATGCAGAAATTGCATGCATAGACACGCTTCACTACCATTTGAATCTTAGAAGCTTTCTTGTAATACTCCGCTTCTTTCTCACGCCATTTGTACAAGCTTGCCATGTCGTAGTAGTTAAAATTCGCTTTGCAATAACGAATCTCAGTCTCTGTGTCCTCACGGCCACATTGAATGAAAGAAAGCTGCTCAGACATATGAGACATAAATCGTTGCATCAAGCTCTTAGTCAAATACTTCATTTAATTTCTCCTTTTTATGTGAGTTAGTTTACAACTGGACGATAAATGAATTTATAGTTTGCAGAAAGCCATCCAAGCTCATCTTTATCTACAAACTCTTCACTACAGTATCCATCTCCCAGACACTTGTAGCGAATTTCTTCCGAATTTACTTGAATCACTTCATACCTGACACCTAGACGGTTGTTATAGCCCTGAGTTATAGCTTCAATAATATCCCCAACCTTCCAGTTCTCTGCATTGGACATATCTTCACTAGTGTCTGTGACGTAGGGCACTGTGCTTTGCTGTGGAGCACTCCCCCAATTCCCCAATTCAATTGCTTTTTGAAGAGCTTTGATTAGATTTTCTGCATGTTCTGCACTACGGATGTAAAGATAAGCATCCCCATCCTGAATTGCAGTGTCTACACCGTTTAGAATAATCTTGTGGGCATCCTCCCAAACAGCATCCCAAAATCGAATCTCTGTAATTTTATCACTAAATCCATCACGAATGTCAATTTGCATTATTTTCTCCTTAAATAAAACGTTCAATTGCTTTCAAACTTTCAGCCAATGCTACCACAACAATAGGCTGCTGTACAAGATAAATGTAAAATTCATTCAAAATTATTCTCCCACTAGTTCAAGCAAAGCTTGTGCAAGAAGTTTAGCTTCTTCCTTTGACACAGAAATGTCACAAGCTCCATACCACTCTTTGCAATCTGTTCGCTCATTGGTTGTAATTGTAATACGGTCAACACAATCTGCATTAGGCTTTACGCTAATAAACACACCCTCTTTGTCGTCATAAATACGCAAATGCTTCTCCAATGTATAGCTCATGTCAGTTCTCCTTATTTATAACTCACTGTCACTTTGGTTTCAGTAATCTTCTCCATTACACCATGCTTCTCACACAAATGCAACCACTGAGAGTTTCCGAAGTCTCTTCCACACATTGCACGTTTGAAACCATACATCAAATCCTCAAGGCTTTCAATCACCTCTGACATGTCATACCGCATCCGTAGTACTAGACTTCCGTCTTCTAATTCGTGAAGATGCCCATGACTTTTAGCGTCAAAGCTTAAATCTGCGTATATATTTTCACAAATTGGGTCCCAATCTAGTGTAACAGGAATTCCTTGCTCCACAACTTCTTTCACTAGGTTCATAAACTTAGACATTTGATCTCCTTAAAAATTGTAAACCTTACCACCAATAGCCAACCGCTTAATAACTGTTGTGTCAACATTACGGAATTGACTCTTTCCATTTCCAAGATTCTCACAGATAGTGATGTACTTGTCAATATGTGCCACTGTATTTACTCCATCGTGTCCTTGCTTATAGCAATGTTGTCCGTTCAGTGTACGCAGTTCCCCACTTTTCTTTACGAAAGTGACGCCCAGGTATTGCCCTTTGTGAGCTTGGATGAGAGATTTTAGGCAAGTCATGTTCAGTTCCTTTATCAATTGAATTTCCAAAAATACTTCTCTTTTTCCTCGTCTGTCAATTCAAAATCAATTGTCTCAACAGCTTCTACATTATACACACTGTAGTATACATCATATGCACAAGACATTCTCTCGTAGTAGCAATGAAATTTCACCTCAGCTTCACCTTCCGAAGATGCGACAACACGCTTGGTCACACGAAGTTCTGTTTCCTCTTCACTCATGTAGCGTCGTTCAACAACTGTTCCAGTTACAAGGTACATTTTCTCTCCTTATTGATTAAGTTGAGGCTATTGTAGCACACAACCTCTATCCCTTGTCTAGGATAGTTGAGTAGGTTGTGTGGTTACTCACTGGCGCTCGCAGTTACTCGTTTTACTCGTGACAGGTCAATGGGTTTCCTTCCAGTTGTGTCCAATCTTAGCTTCACCAGCTAAGGGAACCTTGATCTTCAGAAACTCTCCTGCCTTCGCAATAGCTTTGACAATCATATCACCAATCTCTTCAGCAATAGGCTCCTCGGCCTCAAATTCTGCCTCATCGTGCATGTATCCGATTCGACGCACTTTATGCCCCTTATAGAGATAGTAAGGCTTGCGATCTTCCCAATGAATTTCACCAAGCCAGTGATCCATGAAGCATAGAGCATAGTCCATTGCAATACCACCACAAGATTGAAAGATTGTATTCAATAGTGCAGATTTCTTACGAGTGCAGAGCATTCGACCATCAATGGCAGGAAGATACTTCTCTTTGCCAACCTGTTTCCAATATTTCTCAAGATTGTCCTTCAGTTGCTTTGTTGCAGGATTGGCAGCCCAAAACTTCTCAGAGATTTCCTTACCCCTGTGCTCTGGCAAGCCCGCTGTCGCAGCAATTTTGGCATCCCCCGCCCCATACAATCCGGCATAGAATACGTTCTTACTACGATCACGGAATGGCTTAAAGAAAGGGTCATCCTTGTTGAAATTAGGTGCAGTAATGTCAATATGGGCAAGTTCATCTTCATAAACTGATTTAGCTGTCTTACTGTGAATATCTCCTTCAAGCAAGTCTCGTGCTGTAGCTCCGCCATCGTATTTCCAAGTGTAATGCCCTTGGACTCGCCCTTCGAGGGCTGCCGCATCCGCCGCCGCAATCAGAAACCCATCTTCACTTGTCCACAGAGAACGAAACTCATGACCAAGCAAAACCTTCTCTGATGCCTTGGGCACATTTACAACAACCGAGTGCTTCTGTCTGTGTGTCGCGGCAATACCTGTTCGACTAGCCCCAATACGGCCATCCATGCGTAGTCGCGGATTGTCTAGCCACCCTTGAAGAACACTACGACGATTACGGAGTGACAACCACTTGACAACATCACCAACAATCCCTGTTTCCATTGCAAGCAGATTTTTACAAATCTTCCCCTGTTCCTGAATCTTAGGACTAGATTTAATCAGTTCCCTTGTCTTTGGATCACGCATTGGTTTCCCGTCTGGACCCTTCTTATAATTCCAAAGCGTAGGTTTCCATCCCTGTTCTAAGAACCAGTCCTTCATTTGATCTTGATTTGCCATTTCCATTGGTAATTCAATATCTAGTTGTTTTCCAGATTCGGGCTTGTACAATTTTCCATAGAACTCCCACTCTTCACCCACTTCTTTGCCACCATGTTTTGCAACAAATTTTTCCCATGTAGAAGAGAAAGAGCCGTCCTTCTTAAAAGGCTTTGATGGCATAGTATAGTCCTTTTCCTCTGTTTTCTTCAGAGCACGAGGCGGAAGCTTGGGTTCCACTTCAGCACGAATCTCTTCCATCATGCCGTCAATACGTACTGCAAGTTTCTTTGCTTCTTCTTGGTCAAACTTCCATCCTGCTAATTCTTGGCAAGACATAAGATAAAAGGATTTCTGACCGCACTTGAAAGCTTGGGTATGTGTGAATGAGGTTCCGTAGATAGATTCCCATTCCTTTTTCAAACCATCAAGCACAAGAATGTTAACATCAACGTCGCGAGCACAATAAACGTCCATTTCAGGATGCCACTGCATAAACTCTGCGCCCTTTGGGCTTGAATGTTCAATCAGCCCAAGTTCAATAGCTTTTTCACGCCAGTTGATCTTCTCCAACCCTAGCTTATCACCAAACCACTCAATACTGTGCCCAGCACGATCAGGATTCAGGTACATTGAAAGATAGAATGTGTCAACCCACTTAACAGGCTTGCCTTCAATTGTATCTGGGCCAACTGTTGAGTTAATTCCTAAGAGATTACGGATAACAAAGTTATCAAAGCCCAAAATAAAGTGCCCTGCAATCGTAGGACATTCACCAAAAGAGAAGATAAAATCAATTACTTTCTTCTTTGCATACATGTCTTTGAATGGATTAACTCTAAGACTTTGACCTGTTTGCTTATGTTTCAAGACAATTGTCCAAATCTTAGTAGATTCAAAAATAAATCCATCACTCTCAATGTCGTAGACAATCTCATTCATCTTATTTTCCTTTCTTACCTCGGACATAGCCTTGAGAATCTACCCACTCCAAAGTTTTCAAAACATTTTCGTGAGCAGTGTCTTCATTATCGAAGTATCCTACACACTTTTGTTTAATTGGTGAACAACTCGTTAGTCTATAGTTGACATATGCTCTCCACTTATTTTTAGAATTGCTCCAGCAGACTCCATAGTATTTAGAAGTTTTTCCAGAGTAGAATCTTTTCCCATTCGGAGTAGTTCCATCCAATTCTAAGAAATGTTCCACAATTTCATCATCTGTATGTGTTGATTTCATGGCTACAGCCTCTTCATATCTCTTTTTCGCTTTATCTATTTCATGTAGTCCAAATATTCCAACACATGTTCCAACATTGTTAATGGAGATTATACTTCTCAGTGTCTCACCATCCTGTGCAACTCCGATTACACCCGTACCTCTTTTAATTGCTAATGTCAAGTTATTTTGCTGTTCTCTTTTTGTTGCCCACCGGCAATTCTCTTTTGAATACCCCAAATCATTGTCAATCCTGTCAATTGTCATCCCATCTGGACGTGGAAACATATCTTGCAAGAAGTTTTTAAAACCTGACGCACTATCCCATCTCCATTCAAAACAAACAGTGATACCCGAGCCTCCATAATGATTATATGCCTTGTGCCTGTCATCATAGCACCTAACATTCATCATTCTCCAAGTCATGAACAACTCGTGAGAATTATAACTCTCTACACCAACCTGCCTTGTATACGCTATCTCACCAGAAAATTTTCTCTTGTATCCCATTATGACCATCTCCTTTAAACAAAAATAGGGAAACCCTTTCGGAATTTCCCTATTATACCATAACTTAAGCTGTTTTAAAAGTAGTCTGCCGGTGCAGGCTCAAGCTGCCCTGTTTCCTCATTCAGCTTAACAACGTCTGCATGACCAAGCTGGCCCCAAGGTCGGTTCTTCAACACTGTCAGACGCAAACGTCCTCGTGAACGATCCGGCATGATTTCTGGCTCAAGACCTAGAATAACCCAACTAAGCTGTTCCAAGCTGGCGGAACCACGTAGGCTTTCCTTTTTTACATTGATAAAGAAAGGCTCGTCTTCCTTGCCCTTCGGAGGCTTGAACTCCTCTGCAACACCACGATTCAAGTGAGACACAGCAATGATGCCAACATCATGACTAGCAACAAAAGCAGCAAGCTCTGTCATCACCATATCAAGCATTTTTCGTTCGTCTGTTGTAGCAATACCACTAACAAGCATAGACAAGTGATCCAGAACGATGTAGTTCACATCAAACACGGACATTAGGTACTTGATCTTGTTCATTAGCTGCTCAATCAGCATACTGCCGAAGTGGTCTAGGAAAACAAACCCATCATCTTCCTTTACCCACTTAAACGCTTCTTGAAGTTCTTCCTCCGAAACATACTTGCGAGGGTCAAACTTCATTCGGTTATAGTTTACTTGGCATTTGTGAGCAATCATGCGCAGGACAGTTTCTTTCAACTCTTCCTCCAGAAAGATCATACCAACCTTATATCCTGCAAGACGGATTTCGGCTGCAACCGTGGAACACAAGGTAGAGTTGTGAGTAATTTGACCGTCAGGAAGGCAGTACAAATGATCTCCATCTACCTCAAAACCGTAGTAGCGTCCGACGCCGACTTCCTCCACCTTCAAGCCAGTACGAAGCGGGTTCTTGTTAGGATTACGAACAGACTTTTTACGCAACAAACGATTTGGAATGCGATTTGTAAGCCCAGAAATAATAATCCGTGAATACATCTCTCCTGCGAAGCCGGGGCACTTACAGAACTTGTCCTTAACGGTTACAACCAACCCAAGTGTGCGGGCAAGTTTGACAACATCTAACGCAAGCTGATTCTTTTTCATAATCAGTTCATAAACCCCATTTGTGTAGTAGCCATCTCCGTCCAAGATTCCTGCAAGAACATCTAACCGTGTACTCTGGTTTCCTAGCAACAGCTTTTCAGGGATATGTTTAAACCCTTCAAGTGCGTTAGACCGGAGCTTATTGATAAAACCACCACTCACGCGGCAGGTTACACTGTTTTCGCGGTCATTTGTAGGAGAGACAACCAGATTGTAGCCATTCTCTTCTGCATACTTCTTTAATTCCTCATGCAACTCCTTGTCGTGGCGATTTAGAGTAAAGCCAGTCCCGTTTGTCTCGCCTTCAGCCAACCACAAACCAAGGATATAAGCATCTTTATCCGCAGTGCCCTCACCACCCAGATTCACCATATCTGCATACTTACCTGAAAGTACATGTTCTTTATAGTAATTAGGCAACCCGATGAAGTCCTTGACGGACACCAAGAACGAGTGGTTCTTTACCATACCTCTCGACACAACATCTGTATTACTTTCTGTATACAAGATGTGCTCACTATTTACTGTGTAACTTTGACCCTTGTTTGGTGTGACTTTGTAAATCATATCCACACCGGAGTGTAAAGCTTTAACAATACGTGCAGAACCATCGGAACCCATAACTTTGTCTCCAATACGGATATCCTCTACTTTCTTAACTGAAAGATCATGCATCAAGATTTCTTGACCCTCACCATGGCACTTGCCATACCCGGAAGGGCCAGTTACCACCCAAAGCTCACGCATACGGGGGCCGCCAGTCATTTCCATCAGCTCTGGGAACTGCGGGATGTTGACTCCAGGGACACGAGGCTTGATAAGCTCCTCAAAAGAGAGGCTATCGGCTGTCACTACTTTGTCTGCTGTGAACTTCTTTGTTGCAAAACTCAAAGCATTAGCTAGTTCCTTATATTTGCCAGCTTTTACATAGTCGTTAGGGTCATGGAAGTCTTTGTATTCCGCAACCATAACCTGTGACTTTGTGATTAGTAGGCCAACATCTTCTGTAGCTTCCTTGCCCTTCTTGATTTTCTTTGCAGCCTCCTCTGGTGTGGCTTCATCGTTGTCAAAACCAAGTACATTGACTTCAAATGATTCTACAAAGTCTAGGTTTACAGACACTGCGGCCTTGGCATTCCCCGTCCCGCAAGAGAGTCCAACAACAAAAGGCTCCATTCCTGCATATTTTGTACCTTCCAATGTATCAACACACGCTTGGTAGGAACTTAACACGTCCCATTCTCCTTCGACAAGGAAAAGCTTTTTCTTAGGACGTTTAATACTCTCCGCTACCTGTTGTCCGAACAGCTTGTTTTGGATACCAACTTTTCCTACGACAGTAAAATGGCCTGTGTCATACTTGTCCAGAGTTAGGTCACGCTTTTTGTAACCTGTTAGCTTCCCATCTTCATTATAGTAAGGAAAGTAAATAGCCTCTACAGAACGGTCTGTTGTTGAGAGTGCCATGCGGACACCAAACTTCTCGTAAACCTCTTTACGAATACCTCGTTCGGGGTAGTCTGCAAAAGGAAGTTTACTAACTTCTGCCACTGTCTCTTTTTCTGCCATTTTTGTGTAATTCCCCTTCTTCATTCCACGTTTAAATTCATAACTCATAAGTTCCTATCTATCTAAGGAGTGCTTCAGCACGACTACTCTGCTTTAGCAGAACCGCGTAACAACTTTGCTTTCTTTAGAAATACTCAATGTCTCTCCTCAATCAATAAATAGTTGAAATCCCGCATCTAGTCCCAAATAATCATCTCTATAGGGCGAGTATTTTATAGTAAAATTATTTTTAGATTTAGTCCAATACATCCCGTCATAACTGTTTTTATGAACGATATCAATATCCCCGTACTCTTCCTTAACTTTCTCAAGAAGCTCTTGCAATTCACTGATTTTCATATTTCCCTTTCAAAGACAACAAGCCTCACCAGAGGCTGTTGCATTATACATAATTTCTGCTTAAGAAAACTTGACTTGTTCTCCGAGTTCATGGAAGCTGAAATAATCTTTGTGGAATATTTCTCCACTACGCATAGATACAGAATCTTCTGATTCTTTCTCCACATAGCCATAACATGCTACCCGACCATACTCATTAATGACAATCACTTTATCATCAAACTTCAAAGTTGGAACAAAAGTCTTCTTAGGAGGCATTCTTTCTGCAATGATTTTAGGCTCAGAGAAGAATAACGTACGATTAATTCCTCCATAAATAACACCAATTGTGTCGAAGTTAAGTGCATTATTGTTATTTCGGAAGCATACATGAATTTTATTGTCTTCAATGGAAACACTACTCACAACACCATTCCCATAGGAACAATCCCATACTTCTTGCCCAGCTTGCCAGTGAATTTGACCATTTTCGTTGGAGGTTTCTTGAGAAGATTCTTCAATTTTTGCTAGATTGGCTAGTTCCAGCGGGTATGTCCAACAATTATCACCAAAGTCAATAACAAACCGATCTTCGGATACACGACAAACTGTTCCGTGTTCCCCGACAACATCATCCATTGACTCGGGGTATCCAATACCCGGATAGTCGTCCCCATCAAAAACAAAACCCTTAACCTCATCACCAACCTTTGGAATGTACTTTTCCATAACCTTCTCCTTTTCTACGTAGTGTTCAAAATGTGTCTTGTGGTAGTATCCTGGCAGTTCCTTGAGACTGACTACCCGGCTCCCAGGACCATAGCTCTCCTTTATTGTAAACACATCACCTTCCTTAGCGTCAATCATACCAGATTCCAAAGAAGACTTACAAAACACAACTTTGTCACCAGATTTAAACTTTGTATTGTTCATTCAATACCCTCAAGCTGTAACAACTTCAATACCCTTAATTTTCATAAGTTCCAAACCGTCTGTTTTTAGCTTAGAACCTCCAAGGATGGCGTTTCCACATGTAACTAGCCCATCTTCTTCGTCCATAGATGGGACAAACACCAACACGTCAAACCCGTTTTCTTTCAAAGACTCCTCTACGGGTGTGTAGGGTGCATAGCTCACGTAACCACTCTCTGTCTCGATTCCGTTTTCACGGCAAGCCGTGTTATTGTGAATTGGTGTAATTTTACACATAAACTTCTCTTTGTCAAAAAGATTTGCAACCTTCTTTCCATCAATCTCAAAGTCCGTAGAGTAGGCAAAATTTAGACAATATTTTCGACTAACAGGATCGGGAAACTTCTCAGCAATCTTAGCAAACTCTTCGAGTGTTAGTGACATCCCTTTATACATCTGCTGACGTTGAACCTCATTAGTCGAATTGATGCTGAATTGCAATCCGGCTTGTCCGTTGTACAAGTTGTTTTTAATATCAATCCAACGCTGCAGGCGGTCTTCCAAGCTTTTCAAACTACGGGGTAGAGATGTTGTCAAGACTGGATGAATAACTTCAATAGACAACCCTGTATCAGTCTTGATCTGACGTTTATTGTTATACAGCCACACACTAAATTCAAATACAGCATTATTAAAGATAGGCTCGCCCATCCGTGCAAAATGAATATTCATCCGTTCTGTATAAGTTTGCCCCTCGAACATACCAATTGCGTTATAAAACTGGTCTTTCAAATCTTGAAAAGATACATTACCTTTCCATTCTACATTAGGAACATCACAGAACGTACAGTCCATGATACAACCATATTGGGTAGAAAGCGTAATAACCCACTTTTCAGATAGCGGCATACAGTTTGTATTAGGTACTCCATTGAGTGGTTTAGTATACCCCAGAAAATCTGCCTTTACGTTAACATGCTTACCGTAGTCACCAATAGACAATGTTTCCAAGCCACCCTTGGAATAGTTACCTGTAAACAGATAGCCGGTTGGTAAAGGAAAAATCTTATCTACGCTCATTTTACTCTCCTTAAAGAAATTCAGCCATATCAAACAATCGCGGAACAAAACCTCCTTGGTATGTCCCAGGAATAGGAATCAACGTATCTCCTGCAATGTCAGCTCCCGGAAGTGAAGTGATGTTCTTGTACCAAGACTTCACGTACTTCTCTTCAATCGCGTCAAGGCGAATGATAACATGAAATCCTCCTCGTGTCTCAAGAATTTTTACAGCGTCTGGGTTGATGAAATTTCCAATCTGCTTCACAGTGGGTTCAATCTCAACGTTGTCAAAGTCTACATCAACAAACAGCTTTCGTCCAACGCTTTTGTGAATTGCTGTCAAGCTTTCTTGATAGACGTTAACATTCTGCTCCCCATCTGCAACAACGTCAGCAAGACGCTTTAGAAGCCACTTGGCAGCTTTTGTTTGACTACGAGGGTTGATTGTCATGTAAGCAGCTAGAGCTTGTTGTGGAACTTCTATGCCTTTTACAGCATAGTTTCCAATTTCTGTTTCACATTGCTTTAGCTTCAATAGAAGGCGCTCACTCTTTGTTGTAAAACGAGCACACTGATGTTTGTCAGAATTGAATGTTCCAATTCCTAGCTCACGGATGTACTTGTCTCGTGCAAGCAGAGTTACGTAGTGACATTCCTCTTTCTCAAGAGGAGGAAGCCATTGTAGGAATTTGTTGAATTCCTGTTCGTCTACAACTAGCTTGTAATTCATACTTTAACCTTTCAAGAAATAATTGTGCAATCCTGCACCGATTCTTTGCTTCTCAATCTTACCTTCTTTAACCATCTTCTTCAAGAGCTTGACAGTTTTCTCATTGCGATAGGACAATGGGTTATCTGGAACACCCCCTTTAGAAGCAATCACAGCTAAAATTGTTTCTTGTTTAACCATTCTTTTACTCCTTAAGGTCTTTATCGATCTTTGCAATCAGTTCTAGAATAACTGGACGAGTGTCTGTAAACCAATCGCTCTCACCACCATCTTCTTTGTTGGGTTGTTTTGCAAGCATGAATGCTGTATAGGCGACATCAATGATCCGAGGTGTCAGACGATTGTGTAAATCGTTCTGCAAAATATATGCAACAAGACCATCAAAAGAACTCTTCCAAGCCAGAGGGACTTCAGTTTCTGTGTATAGCACTTCTTTCTCCTTTCAAATTATCAACAATACCTATTGTACACCACTCATTGCCTATCTGTCAACAACCTTCACATTAGAATTTCTTAATCAACATTAGAATTTATTAGGTACATAACTACGTAGGACAGTACGTAGTTCTATTGACAAATGGAAAAACTGTGGTATACTTATATCTATACATTGAACAAATGTAGCTCTTGTACTTCGGTGAAGATGTGTCTTAACAACATGCATCCGGACGGTCGGTACAAGTTCTATGCCCAAGGCGCGGATGGGGCTAAGTGTGATAGCTTCTGTAGTACGATGTACATATAAGTCTACAGAAGTGTGTGGGGCTGACAGATTTAACCTGCACGAAGTATCGTTGTATTGTACCTGAAGATACAACTCTAGGCTAAACCTAGACAAATAACAGGCTCCGGGGGAATAGTTCTCTGGTGGGTTAGTTGCTTACAATAAATTTATACCATGAGAGTGGTAGGGTTTATTGTATCTTCAAAAACTCACCAAGGGAATAATATACTAATAGATATAAGAATATTAATAGAGATAGACTATAAAGATAGTACATTCTCTAACATACAATGTACCAAATAAACAACATCAAGGAAGAAAGAGCTAGAAGAACAAAGAATTCTTCAGTTCCTTCTTCCTTTTCTTGTTTTTGTGTGCTATGATACGTTTATCCACTAACTTAAAGGAGGTTGTATGGAAATTAGTAAGGATTTTAAAGAATGGCTGAGTCAGTATGGTCATGATTATTCAGAGAGAAACACAGTAGAGCGACGAGAGTATATAAGTAGCACTAACTTGTTTGACGGCAAGACACTTTCGGAGGTGATTCTAAGTGCCAAGGCATTAATGGCTGAATACGGTGATGTAACCTATGAAGAACATTGGACAGGGTATGAAGATATGTCGCCTTCTTTGGTTTGGTATGCAGAAGAGACAGATGAGGAATACTCTGATAGGATTGAAGGGCTTCACAATACTTATCTGAAGCAATGTGCTGAAGAGAAGAAACGTAAAGAACGAGAGAAGCTTGAAGAAGAAATGAAAGCTATTCAAAATAAGTTGAATGCTTTGAAGTAAACTTAATAAAGGAGTGAACATGAAGTTTAAGAAATCTTACACAAATGATACAACCATAACTGAGGATGTTTATGACAACAGTTATCCTAAAGAGCCTATAGGAGGTACAAATCCGTATTGGTGTTGTACTAGTTGTGGAAAAAGTGATCCAGCAATCAATGGTAGGTTGCAAAATCATCACACGTGGTGTGAATACAGGTTGCGTAAAGAATCAGAAATTTGATAGGATACACTCATCACTTAACAAAGGAGAGACTATGAAACTTACTATCTATTCATTCAAGACATATGAAGATTTTCAAACCCTTAAAGGTGAATTTAACCATCTTGGGTATGATGTTATGTACAACATTTATGGAGCCTATGTGCGCCATTCCGAAGAAGCTGTGAAGTACTTCACTTCAATCACAGAAGGTGTTTCAACACAGGAAATCTTGTGCAACAATGGAGACATGGTGAATTACATGCTCGGTTGGTGCGAAGACAATGGTTGGGATGCGGAGGTTGTGTACTGTTCTGAAGGTAAAATTGATACAGCTCCTATGGTAGATGGTTTCTTGACAAACTGACCTTATGGTTGGTATATTCCAGAATAAAGGAGAAAACATGCAGCACATCGCTATGATAGAAAGGAAAGAAGAGACTTCTTGGTTTCCTAAGATTGGTGTTTATGATTTCAATCATTGGTATCCTAAATCTAAAGTTAAGAAGTGGTTGAAGAAATCAATCGAGAGGTTTCTAATGAAACAGAAGATTGAGTATAATGAAGCAACTGTGAAGTTCAAGAACATTAGGATTGATGAAGACAATATTCTTGCTCAACTTAAAATCTCTTCTGATGTACTTTACAAAGCTCACATGGAAGCTAGACACATCTTGATTGGCAGGGACAGATATTATGAACTGGTTGGAGAGATTGGACAAATGTTTACAGTTTCTGCAAACTATCAAGACAGATTTGAAGTGTTTGGAATGAAAGTTACATTTGTTCCATGGATGGAAGGTGTTCTTATTTTACCAAAGGATTTTAAATGCTAACAGTTCCAAAAACACTTGAAGAATTTGCAAAAGCAAATAACAAATCAGTAGAAGTTGTCAAACGTGAGCTTTTCAGTTATATCGATATGTTGATGGAAATGAATATTTCGGCGGAGGTGTTGGATTGTGGACTCTATCATAACCACATACACAATTCTCCGAAGAATATGGTAGACTCCCATAAAGCTTTGTTATTTGCAAAGTATGACCACCTTTGTGGAAATATCCCAGAACCGTCTGGACCGAGCATTATTTTTGTTTATCATGAGGAGATTTAATGACCAATGAGCAAATGAAAATCCGTCTCAAATCTCTTGAGAAAGCTCTTGAAATTTCTGAAAAAGATGCTGACAGATATCGCTGGCTTAAGGAATGTGGATTGGTTAATTGGTTATCATTCCTTGAATTCTCTGCAGGTCAGGATGTAGATGTAGCTATCGATTTTATTAGATACAGCGGGGATCAATAGCATGGTCTTATCTGGAAAAGCAAAAGAGCAACAGAATGCAGCCTATCTTTGGAAATTACGTATAGAAGACCGTGGAATTGACGCAGCAATATGTGACAAATACCCAGATCTGTTTACTGAAGATGAGGAGTTGTACTCTGCACATTCCCAATACTTAGATGCAATTGAAAAGATAAATTCACGGATGAAGGTGCTTTCGATTACATCAGGAAAATCACTGAAGGATCTATAATGGATTTTGAAAATATTATTTTGGAAGAGCAATCTAGATATTTCAAAGATGGGTTCTATTCGTTTAGAAATACAGGAAAAATTGTTCTTCCTGATGGGGAAGGACAGGAGGCTATTGAAGAATATGTTTTAGGATTTGAATACGGGAATTATTACTTCAATGACGAGGAGAATGACTATTAAAATGACAACCTATGAATACCTACTAGACAGAAAGAACAACAATCTTCCTGTTGTTCCTGAATGAATTGTCTGTGCTGCGAATAGAAAAGGAATTGTACTTTTATTATCTGTACGCCACTGGGATGTGGAAATGATGCTACAATACGACAGATACAAGCATGCAGGAGGGGAATATGATATAGATCATTTTGAAGAAGGCTTCTATACGAATTGGCATCGCTTTGTTTCTCGTGAAGAAGCTATGAAGATTGCTAAAGAACAAGGACAAATTTATCGTCCAGAAGGAACACACAACCCTGATGTGCTGTATAGTGAGTGTTTGTATTGAAAGGAATTTGAAATGTCGGTAAACTATGTTGTCGCACTACTTATGTTGGAGATTTGGAGTGTGGAAAAGATTGACAAACGACTTCCACGGAAATACTATAACAGATGTGCTTTGTATAGAAAAACCCGTGGCATTGTGCTGCATGATCGTGCCATGAATGGAGAGTTTGATGTATAATTTACCCTACGACTACGCACGTTGTAATGGAACAACAAATGAAACATGCTCAGACTGCATGCGTAAGCTGTCTCCAGGACGTGCTGTGTGGCAATCTTTCATTTCTGTTGCTCCAGAAGATAACGGACAATGCAAGTACAAGATTTCTGTAGAACAATGGACAGGAGAGAAACATGAGTAACAATCTAACAACAGCAGAATATTTGCTTAAGCAGCTTACCAACGCTCTTGACAATGCATTCATTTCCACATGGCAAAGTACACATGCTTGGCAAGCACAACTGGATGAAGCTAAACAGTACCTATATGAAAAAGAGAACGCAGAGGAAATCAAATCCACATTGAAGTCACTAGGTAAGGATGTCAAGCATGATTAAACCTATTTGGTCGAAGGCTCCAGAATGGGCTTCCTACTTCGTAGAGCTTGAAGGCGGACGAGTGTTCTGGTCTGACAAGGAGTATTCTGGTAGAATTGGGTTTAACCTGAACGAGTCTCTCCCTGCTATTGTTCTCCCAGATGTAGAGGATTCTAATGAATTCTTCTCCCTACGTGTGGTACAATGCACTCCACGTCCTAAATGGAAAACATTGATTCATTTCAAGTGGGATGGAGTAGTGGTAACATACGAGGCTGAAGGAAAGCTTACACATTCTACTGTAAAACGTCAGCTAATGGATGAAATGGGAGTTGACGCAAGCATTCGTGTTATGCTAGAATACATTGAAATTGTTTAAAGGAGAATGAAATGGTAGAAGTATTGGTTTGGATGCTTATTCATACTTCAAGTCCTTACGGAATCGTAAACAATCTTGGAAATTTTAAGACCAAAGAACAATGCGAGAGTGTGGGAAAGCAAATTAAAAGAGGAGACTATTCTTGTATCCAAGCAAACATCCTTGTCCTGCGCTAAAACGCTCTTAAAACGTTTTAAATAGCTTGTTAGTACGTAGCCTTTGGTTGTGTTAAAATAAGCGTTTCTAGGCTGTTCTAGCCGTGTTAAAAGTCATTTTGAAAGGAGAATTAAGTGAAAGTATTCAAGATTAAGATTATTTATAAGTCTGGTGCTACTCATGAGTTCTTGGCTAAGAAGTTTGAATATGAAGGATTTGCAGTGGGTGGTAAAGTGACTTGGAAGACTTACTCTATGGAAAATCAGCCGCTGCTTTTTGGTCTAGACGATGTCGCTGCTATATGGCAAGTCGGTGTGTTGGAAGTTGGAGATAATTCTTGACTAAAGAATAGGGAAATAACACAGCCCTTTAAATTTGTGTTATAATTCAGGTATAACAAGTGTTGTTATGTTTTAACGTAAAGGAGAAAAATGTTTTCAACTCTATTGAATGATAACTACAACAAGGTTGTAGAAGCTTTTAAAGACTGGGAAGATGAGTATCGCAAAGACCCAACTTCATTTCTGACTCCAAAGGAATGCGAGAAGATGGAAGTTGCAGATATTAGTGAACAACGTGCGATTGCATTCATTGCATATGTACGTCAACGTGAAGATTAAATTAAAGGAGAAAGTAAATGAAGAGTGTAAATGAGCTGCGTATTCCAGCTTATGCTGTTGTGAATGTTGATACGAAGAAGGTGGTACATCTGGCTTATAGTCGTGAAGAAGGTCGTGTAGAACTTCAAGACCGCAAGACACGGTTTACAGAGTACAATTACAAGCTGTTGAAGCTTGCCCCAGAAAAGTTCGTTCGTTGAATGGGTTGTTCATTAAAGGAGATTTAATGTTTAAGATGAAAAGAAAGTTTGTTGTGGAGCTTACATACAAGCAATACAACGAGCTGTGTAAGCGGGCTGAAAAGAATCCGAAAGGTGATGACGCAGATTTCAACCCAATGGACTACTCTGGTGGCAATTTTGATGATTGCTACTACCTTGGACGAGAAGATGGCGATATTGATGCAGCACGAGAAGTTCTGTCTCTATTGACAGAAGAAATTGAAGATTAAAGTTTAAACAGAGAAGGAAATTAAGAAAATGGTAAAGCTAGTACAAGGTGTAATTCAACGTATCTCCATCAAGCCAATCCCAAATGGCCCTGATCGTTTTGAGAACAATTTCCGTCGATCTTTTCAGGTTGATGACGTGTGGTACAGCATGGGAGGGTGTAAGACTGATAAGTGGAATGTGAAGATCGGTAACGACTTTAAGGTTCTGGGTGTTGGTAGCACTGTTGCTTTCAAGGCAGAACAGTCTGGTGACTTCTGGAATGGTAAGAGTCTGATGGTTCTTGAATTGGTTGAAGGTAGTGACGCAAAGCCTGCCCAGCAACAGCAGTCTTCAGATACAGCTAAGGGTAGCTACACACCAAAGCCACGCAATGACACAGGCATTCAACTGGGACATTCCGTAAATGGTGCAATGAATTTTCTAATCACTTGGGGTGTTGAAGCTTCCAATGAAAACATTATTTCTTACGGCAAGAAAGTTCACGGTGCAACAGAAAAGCTAAAGAAGGAACACAAGGAAGCTAACCATGAGATGAGTGATTATGATGCTTCTGCGAGTGTCGGTAATGCTATTCTGAATGCATGTAAGCTTGTCGGTACAGAAGCTGACTTTGAGCAAGGAGTATATGAGATTGCAAAGGATTTGCTAGAAAATGTTGTAAAACCTCTTGGTGAATTTATTCGTGCTCCGAAGGAATCAGTACAGCCTGCCAAAATTACGCGATCAGCTCCATCCAAGAAAACAGCCACTAAAGCAAAGCCTGTAGAGCAAGAGATTCCAG